CATTCATTAGAGCAGAAATATATTTCAAAAGCATCACACACACAACGTATGGGTAGAACTGGCAGAACTGCCCCCGGTACCTGCTATAATTTATTTACTGAAAATGAATATGAAAAATTTTTTAAAAATTACAGAACGGCTCCGATTTTAGTTGATGATATTTCACAGGAATTATTATATTTTATATCAAATAAGAATTTTGTTTCACACATTGATTTTCCATTTAAGTATGTGAATGGTAATAAGAGGGGAGGGGCGAATATAGTAGTGAGGACGGAAAGTGAGAAAAATGTTTCTATCGAAAATGGAAATAAAAAAGTAAAGGTGGATGTGAAAGAAGAAAAAACTAATGTAAAAATGATGGGAACTTCTCTCGCCAATTTCTTAAATGGAATGATCGAAAGACCACAAGAAGATAAAGTAAAAAGAACTTTGCAGAGGTTGTTGGCGATTGGAGCGATAGATATGAATGGGAATGTTGGTACTGTATCAGATATGGGTAGAGGAATGTCATGTTTTGGATTTTCACCGGAAATATCGAGAATGTTGATATCGGGATATAATTATCATTGTCGGGAAGATATGGTAAATTTGGCGGCATTATTGGAAAAATCGGAGAATAGAATTGATGGAATTTTTGAAAAATTCAGTCCTTCAAGTAAGGATCCCGAGATAAAAGAAAAAGAAAAAGCATATTATGATAAGGTTAAAAGAAAATGGGCAAATTCATTAGGAGATCATTTTAGTTTATTGGATATTTATAATAATTTTTGTGAGAGAAAATATGATCAGTTTGATAGGTCGGGTAGGATAATAAAGCAGAGGAAGAGTGAAGAGGAGGTGAGGGAGTGGTGTAAGGCGAATTTTTTGAATTATAGGAAACTTGGTGATATTCGTAAAGCTGCAGAAAAAATTGACAGAGCATTCCGCGAAGTCATACACATCTTTTACGAAAAACACCCCGGAGAAAAACCCACCCACCTCTTCATCAAAAATGAACCAGTTATCAGCGAAAAACAAGAAGAAAATATTATAAGAGCATTAATTGAAGGATTTTACATTAATTTAGTGAAGAGAGTAGGTGAGAGACGATATATTGATTGTTTCCCAGAGAAAAAGGAGATGGCGGGATTGAGTATGGATTCTTTGTATGCGGCGATAAAGGCACAGGGCAAATATGGATTTTATACGGAATTTAAGTCAATATTTGGAAGGATGAGTTATGCGATTGTTTCGAAGGTTCCGCCGGGTATAATAGAGCAATTGCAGAAATCTGATATGGGAAATTATGTCGCCAGTTGCTGGAAAACAATAGTCGAAGAAAAAGAAGAAAAGAAAAAAGGCGATAAACATCACAAAAAAGACCATAAGAAAGACCATAAAAAAGATAAATTTTACAAAAAACATCGCAAATAATTTGTAGATAAATTTATTCATTTTTTGATGAATAAATTTTTGAAAATTAAAACTGTTGAAAATTAAAACTGGCAGAGGTTATTGAAGAGGAGAACGAGGAAGAATGATTCATAGAAGGTGATTGGTCTAAATTTTGACATATCATTACCCCAGCTATCGAGAATGCTTGGAACGACAACGTTGTAGGAGATCATGACAATGAGAACTTTGATGACAATGACGGCTAGTATGATGAAGAACATGACGAATCCATTTGGAGCGGATTTTTCAATTCCACCGCCGAGTTGGGTGATACCTTTGATGTTGCGTCCGGACATTTGGGCATTATTAAAGAGGAAATTTTCGACAAGATGAGAGAACATTATAATTAAGTATTAGAAAAAAAAATTATTTCTAAAGTTAAATTATGGAAAGATGTGGAAGATTTCAAACACCAGTTTATACTAAAAATGGAAAAATTATCGGTCAACCTAATGCTTGCAGCAATAGCACTATTACTTATGATTGCACGCCTTGGAATCCCAAAATGTGGGATAAAGCCAAAGTGCCAGCTGGTATGGATCCTGCTTTATATAATGTTTTGAATGGATGTTGGTTATGCAATTTTTTACCACAGGAGGGGGAAAATCAGTATTTATGCCAAAGATCATTTTTTAATGGAATTTATGGACCACCTTGTAATAAGGTTAATTTCTTTGAACCTCCTAAAATAAGTGCTGACGAATTATCTAAGAAAAAGTAGTTTCATATATATTAACATAATTATTACTTCTAAATTTTAATAAACCAGCCAATGCTAATGTCTCTTCATAAATATTATTCTTTAATACAATATCTTTATTGCATTTAGGTATCATATCAGGTCCTTTATTTATTTCCAGCAAATATGGTTCATCTCCATTAATAATCATATCAATTCCGAATAATTGGAAGCAGATTTGGTCATTAAATTTGTCGTCATTGAAGACGTTGGAGATGGCGTTGGAAACATATTTCATTTTTTGTAGAATTTTTTTCCAGATGATATTGTATTTTTCGTTACCAATATATTTTTTAAATTCATAGAAGTTATGGGGTAATTGTTCGGTTTCATAGATATTGGAGTCCATTTGGTAGCTGGTGATATGAGAATCGAAGGTAATTTCGTTACCGGTGGTTTTGTTGGTATAGAGAATTTTTCCATTGTTATTGATAAAGAATTTTATATTTTTTGCATTTTTGAGGATGACAAAGTATAATCTCATATTAATTTTACGTCCTTTTATTTGGAGGGTATTGGTGAAAAATACTTGAGCGATTTTGTAGTCTTCATCGCGGGCATCTGCTAAATCTTCTTGGATGAATGCGAATTTGAGTCCTTGTTTTCTTTGGACATTCTTTTTGCAGATAAGGACATTTCCGCTGGCAATTTGATTTTGAGCCATATAGTAGTCATTGACATCACTGAGAATGTATGTATCGGGCATAATGGTGGAGGCTCCGCTGCGATTGAAGGCGATGACGAGGATTTCCCAGAGACTATTTTTGCTGACGATTTTATCGCATCCTTTAAGTGCAAATATGTATTTGGCATTTGGGATATTAATATCGTTGAGTTCTTTTTCGATCCAGTTGTATCCGCAGGGGAGGTAAAGGTGGAAGTCATTTGGATCTTTTTGAAAGTTGTGGGAGTTGAAAACTTGTTGAAGAATTTGCGAGTTGGGTTTTTGTGGGCATTTGAAATATTTTATTTGACTATTTTTGTAAATGGAGATTAATATTATAAAAATTAAAATTAATAGGAAAATTCCAATAACAAAATAAATTTTTTCTGATTGCATTATTTTATAATAAGATTTATTTTTTCCATAATATCGACAATACTTTCAACTTCAAAAATATTTATTTCGCGTAGTGATTCTAATTCTGGACAAAGATCTAAATAGTAGTTTAATGTATGCCTAACTATTCTTAAAATATCCTCATTTGACAATTCCATATTTAACAATTCAATTTTTAAATCTTTTTCCATTTTATCTACATTAGTTTGATTAAAACTTAATTTTTCTTTTATTTCTTTTAGTTTCTTAATAGTAATATATGGGATTTTATTAGATTGAAGTTCGGAGATGATTTGATTTTTTATTTTATTTTTTGTTTTAATTTCGATAGATTCTTTGAGTTCTGGTGTGATATATTCTATCCAGAAATTTCCATCCAATAGATGGTCAATTGCAGCGGTTCCCCCAATTTTATAGATATAATTTTCTAAACTTTTTTTTTGAGAGGAAATTTCTTGGATCCATTGTTTGGTAAAATCATTGGTTTCATTTTTTAGGGTTTGTTCTGTTAGGATGAGTTCTTGGTAAGTTGAGGATAATATGAATAGTAATTTTTTTTTATCATTATTTTTCCATTCGTTAAATGTATTTATGTAATTATTTAATTCATCTCTAAAATTATTTATGATAAATTCGTTATATGATTTTTGGGTAAGAAGGGATAGATAAAGTGAAATTATTTCTATCGATTTTTCAATTAATTTATTTTCGGTTTCTTTTGTTTCAATGAAGACATCATTTGGACAATATTTTATGAGGAATGATGTGAAAAATATTTTAAGATCTTTTTTGTTTATATGTATAAATATTTTTGAGAAGAAGATGATATTTTTATGTATAAATTCTTTATTTTCTAGAATATTGGATATGGAATCGAAGTTGATATCATTTGATATTTTTGGAATAATAAAATCATATATTTCCATTGCAATTTCTTTTATGGATTTAATCATTATTGGTTTAAATATAAATAAATAAGATAAAATAAAATGGATAAATTTTTTTTTGTTTTGGTAAATATTGGTAATATTTTAAGTGTGATTTATAATATTCCCCAAATGTGGCATACTTATAAAACTAAAAAAGCTACAGATATTTCTATTCATTTTTTATGGATGCGTTTAACATCATCAATAATTTGGGTAAGTTATTGTTTATATTATATGATGTGGGATGTTTTGGTTTCTTGGGCGATGAGTTTAGTATCGACGGTGATGATAATGTATTATAAGATTTATCCGGGTAATGAAATGATAGAATTAAGAGAGGTTACGTAAAATATTTTTTTTTATTTATGATGATAATATAATGATTGACATTGAGAAAGAATACTCGGAATTGTCATTGTTTTTAAAAGACAATAATGTTGTAATTCCCCAGAATCAGGAGTTGGATATTTATAACATTATTGAGCTTATCTTTGAGAAGAATAGTCCTAGCACTGCATTTTACATAATTAATTTAGCGGATATTATACATCAATTAAAGTTTTGGAAGGAATTATTCCCGCATATTGAACCTAGATATGCAGTTAAGTGTAATCCCAATAAGGTGATTTGTCAGTTGTTGGGGTTATTGGGAGTTGGATTTGATGTGGCGAGTAAGAATGAAATTAATTTGGTGAAGGATTATGTGAATGATATATCGCATGTGATTTATGCGAATCCCTATAAGGAGAGTTCAAGTATTCAGTATGCTAGGTCAATGGATGTGGATATGACTGTATTTGATAGTGAGTATGAATTATATAAAATAAAGTTGTATCATCCAAATTGTAAGTTGTTGGTACGATTGAAGGTTGATGATAAGGCATCATTGTGTAAGTTTTCGGAGAAATTTGGGGTGGATATAATGGAGGTGAGGAATTTGTTGGAATGTGCGAAGAATATGAATTTGAATGTAATTGGTTGTTGTTTTCATGTGGGAAGTGGATGTGGAGATGCAGAGCAATATTATAGTGCATTGAAGATAGTGAAGGAGGTATTTGATATGGGGGAGGAGATAGGGTTGAATATGGAAATGATTGATATTGGTGGTGGATTTCCGGGAATGAGGGATGATAATTCAGAGATATTTTTGAAAAGTATTAAAAATGCGGTGGATCGGGGTTTAACAGATTTTTTTTCAAGGGATTACTTTATTGATAAGTTTAATGAAAATCGGGATAAACCGAAGTTGAAGTTGATATCGGAGCCAGGGAGATATTTTGTGCAGACGAGTCATACTTTGATGGTGAATATAATAGGAAAGAAGGTGAAGTATTTTCCGAAAGATGATGGGAAGAAAGAGAGGGTATGTTATTATTATTTGAATGATGGTATATATGGGTCATTTAATTGTATCTTTTTTGATCATCAGAAACCGGATATATTGCCGTATAATGAGAGGGATGGTCAGAGGTATAAGTCGATGATTTTTGGGCCGACTTGTGATAGTATAGATAAGATTTGTGATAATTTAGCGTTGCCAGAATTGGAAATAGGGGAATGGTGTTTTGTAAAGAATTTTGGGGCATATACGGTTGCAGCTGCGACGGATTTTAATGGTTTTACAAAATTGAAGGCATTTTATATTTTAGGAGATGTGCAGAATAATTTTTAATTTTTTTCTTTGATAAATTATATGTACGCCTTTTTGTTTTTATGCGTGTTAATAATTATACAGGTTGTTGTTTCTCTAGTTTTCATAGTCAGAGATAGAGATGAAATTAAGCGTGATTTTTCGGAAACACAAATTATTGTCGGAATGATCTTAAAAGTAGTATTTTATGTATTTGCATTAATAATTGTTAAGTTGTTGGATGATTCAGGGTATTTTGGTATTGCATGGGCATTAGTATTATTGCAATTATTTGTATGGATTTTAGCGTTGATAATGTATTTGAGGTATGGAGATCGTATGTGGCATCATTTCAGAAGGGATAGACATAGGGAAGATGATAGACGTAGGGATGATGACGACAGACATAGAAAGCATGATGATAGACGTTCGGGGAGACATGTAGATGAAGTAGGTAAGGAATCATTTTACTCATTTTAATTTTCTGATTAAATAATATGGAAAAAATATTTCGACAAAATAATTATAATAAAAAAGTATATAATTATTATAAATGTGAAATTGATAATTCCATTAAATGGGACCAAAATGTTCATACAAATTATGCTATCCAATATCCAGACTATTCACCTCTAGAATGTGGATATTGTGGATTTTTTTTTGAATCGAAGAATCGATTATTTTATCATCTTGGATTTATGAATATAGATACAAGACCATTATTTGATCAATTAACGACAATACCAGAAGCAATTATTGATATTTCTAAAAATATCAAATATGATTATATTAGAAAGAGAATAAGGGATGAGGAATTATATTATCAAACTAAAAGAGTGAAATAAACCATACCAAAATATTGTAAATTAACTTAAGTATTACTGGTATCAATATATATGCGACAATTAATGCGAATGAAAATAGGAAAATAAAAACATTTTTAAATTGAGCGGATGTTATGGATCCGGCGAGTAGTATGGTGGATAGAACTAGGAGTTCAATTGAATAATTGTATTGGGATTTGAGGATAAATAGAAGTAGGATGGAGGTGGAGAAGAGTAGACAGGGGGCGGTGTATTTTTTGAATAAATATTGTAAAGTTAAATTTTCATCATTTTTTTTATTGATTAGATAAAAAATTCCGGAAATTGTGATGCTTAATAATAATCCACAAATTATATTTAAAAAAAACAAAAGAACCCAATATTTGCTTTCCATATAATTAGGCGATATATTTAATTAAATTTAATTTTTTCATTACATTTATTATTTCTTTCATACCATTTTCTAAAACGTTTTCCTTAGACACATAAACCATCTTCTGTCCATAATAAATAGTTGAAAATAACATATACAATAAATTTAAATTTTTATCATCCTCATCTATATCAAAATCTTTTACAATATATTTTAAAAATGGTCCATAAATATTACCATTAACATAACAATGATGTGATAGGATGTAATTTCTATTTTTGCTGGGAATCATATTATCAATGGCTGCCCATTGGTTGTTGGTGAAATAAACGATGCCTTTATTTTTGACGACGAGTAAGTTTTCTAAATCGTCATAATCGCATTCTTCATTTTTGCAGTAAATTTCATTTGCAAATAATTTCGGTTCAATGGAATGAATAATTATATTCATTTTGTCAGGTATGGATTCATGAACTGGACTACTTCCAAAATGGACATAAATTTTTGCATTTGAATTTATCGCATTATATTTTTCCTGAAAAGATGGATTAAATAAATGATAATTTAACGTCGAAAAAAGCTTATTATGATTTTCCTTACTAAAAAGTTTATTTATTATCATTATAAAATTCGGATAAATAAGATTAATCATCGTGTTATCTATAAATAATTTATCATTTGCATTGTATAATTTTTTAACAATTGACATAAAATTATTTCTTTTTTCTTTATGTAGAATTAAAGCCCCATTATTAAAAGAATTATTTTTGGTAGGATTATCATAATATCCATCATATAAAAATGATATCCCTGAAATATATAATGACTTAATATTTTGTCTTAACAAAACTAAAATCATCATTAATGCACTATTTGGTTCAAGATTCATTGCAATCTTTAAATGATTAAAAAAAGATTCTTCAATAAATTCAATTGGACATTTTGGCATTTGTTTATTAATATTATAGTTATTAATGGTGGTTTGAGGGTATGGACAGAAAATAAGTTGAGGAAGATTTTTGACTTTATAAATTAGGGAAATATCCTTAAAATTATATGCCCAAACATCAGTCTTACTTCCGATATTCGACCGTAAATTATTGTTAAGCATAATACTACTATTAAATCTGATAACAATATCGAAAGAGTCGATATATTCTCCTTGGTTGATATTAGTGAGATAATTTGCGGGTCCAATAAGGGCAACGTTTTTCTTTTCAACAATTTTTTTAAGTTTTTCCATAACCATAAAATTCTGCAAATAATTGTTAAAATTTGGTGAAAATTCTTTTTTAACTAAAACATTTGTTTCTACTTTATTTTCTTGTGGTATTTCCTCAACTTTTTCCTTTTTCATTCGCAATTCCCTTAGTTGATTTTTTATTCTTTCAATTTTATCTTGTTCTTCATCAATTTGAGGTGTCTTTAAAGAAACACTTGGTTCTGTTTTTGGTCTGATCTGTTCTAAATTATTTTTTACTGGTAATTGTGTTTGTTTTAATGAATTTAATTGGTATTCCCTGGAATATGGATTTAATTGTTCTTCTCTTGTATAATTTCTTTTCTGAGGAATTTGGTATTGCTGTGATGTAACCTGAATTGGTTGTCTTGGAGTATTTTGTTGCGATTTTAATTGTTCTTCTAATAATCTAGCTTGTTCTAATTCCATTCTCTGTTTATGTTGATATTGTGCCTGCAGAAGTTGAGAAGAATGGGCTTGTTGTTTTGGTGGTAAATTTTGATTATTTGGTCTTAATTGATTTTGTGGAATTTGTTTTTGATTTTGAATATTTAGTGGTGGTTTTTGGGAAATTTGCTGAGGAATTTGTTGCTGTGTTTGTTGGGGAATATTATTTTGTTGATTTTTAATATTACTTCTTATGTATGATTGTTGTAAACTCATAAGATGGGCGAAATGCATATACATGGCATGAGTTCTAAAATCTTTTTTTAAATTATTTAGAAAATTTACTTGATCTTTAAGTTGTAGGTTTAAAAAGGAATTGGATAATCGATTATTAATACTATTATGATGTTCCATATTTGAATTAAATTTATAAAATAAATAAGTAAAATTAACGCTAAAAAAAATGTAATAGAAATTAATGGAATATTTGGTATTAAATATTTATGAAAAAAGTGAAAAACATAAAAGATTTAATGATATAAGAAAATGGTTTTTTGAGAATTATTATAAAAATAATATTCAATTAAAATTTTTTTATGAAGATAAATTTATTTTTGATAAAAATAAAAGCACTTTCATCATCAGTCCTTATGTCTTTCCTCTACTCTCTTCCAAAACACTTCCGAACCTTTTTAAAAAACCAAATCAATTATGCGTTGAAGGAAAAAATTTTATTGGCGCAATCGGTAAAAATTCAGATTTTTTTAACAAACTAAATAACCATAACCTTCAAAATTTACTTACTGAACTTCCCAAAAGCGAAAAAATATTAAATTATTTTAATAAAAATAATATTCATTCACCTAACTGGCATTATGTTGATCCAGATGAAATTGGTGAATTTTTAAATTTTTTAAGAGAAGAATATTTTACTTGGAATCTTCTTAATATTATTAAACTTAAAAATGCTAAAAAATATCCATATGTATTAAGATATGATGGAAAAAATAAATTAGAATGTAAGAGAATCGCTCAAGATATGGGTATTAATGTTCCAAAAACATATTATGTATTTAATAATGAAAGAGAAATAACAGATGACAAAATTGATAATTTGGATAATTTTATAATAAAGCCATCACATCTTGATAGTGGTTTATTGATATTTAAATCAACTGAAAGAAAAAGATTAAATGCTAGTTTTTTAAGAAAAAGATTTAGAAATTTTAGTAATATTTCATCTGGAAAAGAGTTGAACCCATTAATAAGACAGATAATTCATCCGAAAATAATAGTGGAAGAAGTAATTTTCAGAGATAGAGATATTAATAAAACACCTCTTGAACTTAAATTTTATATTTTTGATGGAAAACTTAGATTTGTTTTGTTAATTGATAAGAGTAAAAAAAATGATGGATTTGATTTTTATGACGAACACTTCCACAGATTCGATAACTCAATTCTTAGCTCCAAAAATACTCAAGTTAATGCTAAACATTTCGAAATAAAATATTTTAATGAAATTAAAAAAGATGCAATGAATTTATATGAAAAATTCAATAAAGAATTACGGAATTCATTTTTAGGAAGATTTATGAGAATTGATTTTTACATAACAAAAGAAAAATATTATTTTGGAGAATTCGCATTATTTCCTAACGGAGGTAAAGGAAACAATCTTAGTGATAAAGGAAAAATTAAATTTGTAAAATGGTGGCTACCCGAAATTAATTCTATTCTCAATGAACCCATCGAACAAAAAAATAGTTTTATCGACGATCTTTATAAAATTCCCGAAAAAATATCTTTTTCAATTGATAATTTATTCGATAATTTTAGAAGAAGAATATATTAGTTTATCATTTTCATTGCATATTTAGTTATTAATGTCACTAAAAATGCAAGAGTCCCTCCCCATAAAATATCAATCAAAGCTACTTTCATAGTGTACTTCCCAAATGTAGCGTAATTAGTTAAATCATAAACTGCATAAACAGTTAATCCAAAAATAAAACCATATTTAATTGAATCAACAAATATATGATTATCTCTAACTTTATCCAAAACAAAATAATTAACACCAAAAGCCAAAACAATAAAACATAAAATAGCAGGAATTAATCTCGTATTCATTTCAATACCTCCCTGAATATTCTTAATCATTTTACCAAATAATGGACCAGTGTATAATGCAATCATTGTTCCATCAATTATTAAATATATAATAAATGATATAAAAACTGAAAGTAAAAAATTGCTGTTCATAATCTATATAACATTTTTTCTCGCCCAAATTTAAAAACAAAATTATTTATTTAATTAATGCATCAAAACGACGAAAAAAAAAATTTCTATCTAAATCAACAAAGTCGAAAATTATATTATATAAATGGTGCTAAATTAATCGAAATAAATAATAACCTCCTCGATCTTATCCAAAAATTTAGTACACAAATAAAAATAATTACAACTGATCCAAATTTGACAATATCTAATGTAAAAATTAATACAGAAGAAGATTTATTTAGTATTTTCGAACAAAAAAGTAATAATACTAATCTGATAAATTATTATGGATTTCAGCCGAAATTAATAACACAAAAGGATTTATCTTCTTTATCGCAAATTGAGCTTTCATCTTTGGGAGAGGGTTATTCATATTTTAATACTGAAACCCATAAACTATTTTTTCTAAAAAAGAATGGGGAAGGGAAATTTTATTGGAGTTATGGTGAAAATCTTGTTGGTTTACCTGGACCAAAGGGTGAAAGAGGAGAAACAGGGAACCCTGGTACACCTGGTCAAAAAGGTGAAAGAGGACCACAAGGACCTGCCCTTAATATAGATTTTGTTTTTCCAAGATCAATCGAAGATTTAAAAAATTCACAATTGGCGTTGCAGAAAATCGGCAATGGAAAATTTATTTTTTGCTCCCAAGATGGAAGGATTTATATGACTTTTGAGGAGAATGATATTTTTAAATTAAGTCCAGGTTATAATTTTGTGGGACAGGAGGGTCCAAAGGGAGAAAAGGGAGAAAGAGGTGAAAAAGGAGAAAAAGGAGAGAATGGTCAAGACGCTCAAGTAATGTCCATTTCTGAATTTATCAACTATAATCCCAAAAATAAAACTCCCAATGAAATCTCACAACTTAATATCGGTCATACTTTTCTCAATATTGAAACCGGACTTGTCCACATTGTAGTCAACACCGATGGATATAAATATATTTCTGATGGAATCCCGTTAGCTGGTCCCCGTGGTGTAAAGGGTGATCGAGGAGAAAGAGGGGAAAAAGGTGATCAAGGTGAAAGGGGAGATCAAGGTCAAATGGGAGTGCCCGGGCCAGCTGGAATTAAAGGTGAAAAGGGAGAAAAAGGTGATGTTGGACCCGCATTTAATCCAAATAAGGTAGGATCCAAATTACCCCAAATGTTTTCACAATTAGAGATGAAAAAAATGGGAGAAGGATACTCCTATTTCTGCACTGAAACTGGCAATATTTATTTTATTGAATTTGATGGAGAAAATTATAAATTTTCGCATGGATTTCAGTTGAAAGGTCATAAAGGAGATCCTGGTATGAATGGTGAAAGAGGTGAAAGAGGTGAAAGGGGTGAAATAGGAAAAATTGGTTTAAGAGGTGAAAGGGGAGAAAAGGGAGAACAAGGTATAAGAGGTGAAAAAGGTGAAAAAGGAGATAAAGGTGATCGCGGTTTAACTGGTCTTCAAGGACCTGCATATTTACCAGATTTTAAACTTGCAATCGATCCAAACAATCTTTCTCTTGAACAACTGGAAAATTATGGTGAAGGTACAAGTATTTTAAATATATTGGATGGAAAATTATATTTTATATATAGAAATAATGATCGGTTGGTGGTATCAAATGGATATGAAATAGTTGGGGTAAAAGGTGAAAAGGGAGATCAAGGTGAAAAGGGTGAACCTGGACCAAGAGGAATGGTTGGACAACCTGGTAAACAAGGTGATAGTTATTTAAATTATAATGAAAATCGAAATCTTAGTTATGGAAAAGGAGGATTTGCAATTGGTAAAGATTCTGAAATTCTTGATAATGAAACAATACGTATTGGCAATCGAACTTCCGAATGCACGTCAATAGTTATTGAAAATAATATTGGAGATCTCATACAAAATCATTTTATAATTAATGATAATCGGTTGGAAAATAATATTTCTTTAACAGAAAAGGATTTTTTAATTGAGTGGAATTCTGATAAAAATATTAATTTTAATTTTTTGGATAAATTTTTTATAAGTAAGAATGGAAATATTCGGATGAATGGTGGTGTTTTAGTGGAAGAATTAATGGGGGGAAATGGAAGAATTGCATTCAGCGAAAATTTAAATATTTTGAGCGAAAAAATGATCGTCTTAAATAAATGGAATTTTTCAGAAAATATTTTACAAAATGGAAAAACAGAAATTGATATAGAAGAATTTGCAATAAGAATTGATAAAAAAAATATTATTTCAAGAAAAAATAATACTCTCAGTCTATCTGATGAAATTATATCTATTGATGGACAGTTTGATTATAAAAATGCATTCCTTAATTTTTCGGATACTATATCCTTAAAAAATAACTCATATATTTCTGCTCAATTTTCTAAAGAAAATATTAATTTTTACGCAGATGAAATTAAATTGCATTCAACATTATCTAATTTTGGAAAAATTAGTGTAAAAGGTAGCGAAATTATTGGGGAAGAAATATTATTAAATGGTATTTTTAGGATAACTGATCGAGTTGAGTATAGGGGAGAAATTTTTGATTTTGGTGGCAGTGAGTTGTTAGTGAAAAATATTGGGATTGGTAGTAATAAAATTAATGGGAATGAGTTTATATTTCATAATAAATATTTTGGGGTTGAGACGGAAAATTTGCTAATAGATGCAGGGAAATGTAAGGTAAGTTTACCTAATTTGGTAATAGATGGAAGTAGTTTTGGAATAAAAAATATGGGAATAAAATGGGAAAATAGTGATTTTGAAATCTATAACGGAAATTGCAGCTTGAAAATCGACGATCAAAATATCTCTCTCAAAAATTTTAAAATAAACCTATCAAATAATGATTTAAACCACTCTGGAAATATAATTTCGACAGAATCAACAATAAAATTCGACGAATGTAATGTAAATTTTTTACGAAATAAAATACAATTTGATGGAAGTGATATTGAATATAGCAATGGGAGTGTAAATATGGGGGGAATTATTTTGAAGTTAAATGGTAAGATTGACATAAATGATTATCTTATTATTGATGAAAATTTATTTGGCATAGAAAATAAGAAGGTTTTGTTAAGTAAGACGGATTTTAATTATGTTTTTTCAGATAAAAACTATCTCAGAATAAAAGACGATATCCTTCTTCTTAATTCCATTAATTTTGCAATTCATAATGCAGATGCATTTTTCGAAAAAACGGAAGTTCATTTTAAAAATTCTACAATAAGTGTTGATGAGAAGACTGAGATAAAGGTTGGTGATAGAATTTCAATAAGGAATGATAGTATAAGATTGAATAATATTTTTGGGGTGATAGAGAATTCGAAGTTGATGATTGGAGATTTAAGATTAATAATTACTGATCATGTGACTGAGATAAATAATTATGAGATTGATGTAAAGGAGACTAAATTTAGTATAAGAAATAAGAAGTCGGAGTTTTTGGTAAATGGGGAAGAATTATTTTTGACAAATTGGAAAATTCAAATTCTCAGCGAACTGAATATAAATAATGGCATTTTTATAAAAAATGGTGCATTCGCAATATTTGATACCGAAATTTCATTAGAAAATTCACCCCTAAAAATTGGACAAAATTTAAAATTGACTAAAAATAGTTTTTCTTTAAATCAATATGAAACTCTGATGGAAAATGGAAGTTTGGTGATGAATAATATGATGCATCGATGCAATAAAGTTGATTTTACTTTTGAGAATGGGGAGATAAACTTGAAGAATAGTAAATATAATTATTTGAGTGAGGGAGTGAATAGAATACAATTGGAGGGAAATTTGATGCGGTTAAATAATATGACTTTATCAACTCATGATGTAAAACTAAAAATTAATGGGAATTTGTTGATAATGGATAATAAGTTAATTAATTCAGGATATGAATGGATGTTGAAAGATGTTAAAATAGATTATCAAGAAGGAAAACTTATCATTAACCCAAATTTTATTAAATCAAAATCTTACAAACTTGTTTTGGAAGAATCCTGTATTGTGTACAAAGATAATCAGACAATGTTGTTGTTGGAAAAAGACACATTTTTCAGTTCAGGGTTGCAGTATAAGTTGAAAGACAATATTTTGGAGTGGAATGATAAGACTGGCAATCAGATTTTATATTTTACACAAAATCAGTTAACACTGACAAGAGCAACTGTTCAAATGAAATCTTGTATTACACATAATGATAAATGTGAGATGAAGTTGCAGGGGTGTGAATTGGGAATTAGTGGAGGAAATATTGTGATGGAGGATTATAGGATATTGGATGGCAGTAAGAGTTTTGTGATTAAACCTGGTAATTGGGAATTTAATGGGGTGACATTTAATGTTAATAAGTCGACTATGAAATATAATGGGGTAAATGTTGAGATGATATTTGGACAGGAGAAGAACAAGAATATGGAGGTGGAGTATGTGAGGAGTAAATTTAACTGGAATGATGATAAAAATAAAACTTTGTTGTTTCTCGGTGATAAATCCGCACAATTTGCATTTCCAGTAGTTGAATTTTCTGGATCAGATATTTATTATAAAAATAAGAATGGAGAAACATTGGGTACTTTTTCTGATAATGGGTGGAGAGTTGAAAATACTTTTTTAAATTGCATAAATAGTAGATTTCATGTTGAAAAGAATGGTTTTCCCATTTTCTCCATCAATGGCGATGAAATTTCAATCAAAAATGCTCCTCTCAAATTGCAGGATTCCTTTTTTAATTATGTTTATGAACGTAAGAATGCTCAACTTTTATTGAAAAATGATGTGTTATTTATGAATTATATTGATATGGAAATGAAGAATGGTCAGTTTAATTGGAATGGTAAGGTGATGTTGGTTGGGAATCAGGTGAAGATGAGTGAAGTGAATATTGAAATATTTAATTCTCCATTTTCCCTTAAAAATGGTAAAAGTAAAATTGAAATTTCTGATGAAAAAATGGAAATCGAAGATTGTGCAATTACTGTTAAAAGTTTAAAGAATGATTTATTGGTGATTGGAAAGAATGCTATAAAATTGGATAATGGCAGTATGGTATTGAAGGGAAGTAAGTTTTACAATGAGTGTTTTAGTTTGGAGTCAAATTCTATAAGAATCAGTCAAGCGCAGCAGAGGATAAAGCAGAATGATATTTTTTATGAGGATAGTGTTATTGATTTTGATGGGAATAGTCGTATAAAGATGGGGGAATGGGAGATAATGAGGGAGAATGGAAATTTGGTGGTTGGAGGTGGGAAGGTTAGGATGTTATTGAAGGAAGTAGGGATGGAATTAATGTTGGATGGTCAAAGAATTGTTTTTGGAGGGGTAGAGAGAAGTGGTGGAGAAATTATAATGGAGAATGGAAATTATCGCATCATTAAAAAAGATGATGACATATTTATGGATTGTGCTGGTAAAATTTACCAAAAAATTAATAAAAATATTAATCTTCCAGCTACAAAAGAAATCAATGGAGATAAATATTTGGATCAAATGGAATTAAATGCAATTTTATTGGAAAGAATTGTTCAATTGGAAAATCAGTTAAAGAGTTTATCATAATCTTTTTGATGAAGGTTGTTGATATTATCGAAAATAAGAAATCCGGTGAAGAGTGAGCAGAGTATGGGGGGAATGATGATATCTTTTTTGGAGGTTTCAAGTTGGATTGATAAGGTTTGGTTATTGGAGATTTGTGTATTTATTTTTCCGATGTTTTTTTCGTATAGGATGAGATTGTATTGGTTATTATTAGTTTTTTGTGTTTTGAGGATGAGTTTGAAGTCATCGGCGATGATGGTTACGGGAGATTGAGAGAATGAGAGAATAATTTGGTATGAGTGACCAGGAGATGTGAGGTTAAATTTGAGATCAGATATTTTTTGTAGTTCATATTTGTAGGTATGAGATGCGAATGGATGAGAAGAATAGGAGAAGGAGGATTTATTTGGGGTAATAGTTATCAAGCTACCTTCATAGGGAAATGAGTAGGAATTATCATTTTTGGTGAGAGTGAGTGAGTAGATTTCGGTGGTTGTTAGATTTTCTTGAGTATTTTTATTAGTGAAATATTGGAGGAAAGTTATGGGAATAATGATAAAGGTTAAGAATAAAAGTAGAATAATAATTTTCATAATTATATATAAGTATGAAAATAATTTTTGCTTTATCAATCCTCCTAATATCCATTTTTTTTATTTTCTTTCATCACTCTCAAATAGAAAACTTCGACAACAATATTGACAAAAAATTATCAGCTATTTCCTCAGATATTAAAAAAAGTTCTCAGAAAAATTTATCCAATATAAAAAGTAATGTTGAATCAATGGGAAAATCCCTTGACTCAGGAGCTAAGAAAGTAGTAAATAAAGTTGATTTCGAGAAACAAATAAAAGAAAATGCAGCAGAAATTAATTTAGTAAAAGCACAGGTGAATGCTGCGAATGTTCAAATTGATAATATCAAATCTGATTTAGCCGATTTAAAAAATAAATTAGGACCTGTTCTTAAAACTGCCGATCAAGTTAAAGACCAAATTAACCAACAAAGTAAAGCATTGCAAAAATAACTTAGAAAATCATGAAATTAATATAAGAATAAAATAACATAACTTTTTGGTAAATTTATTATATATTTTGTGAATTTTAATTTTGGTATAATCAATTTCTTTAAGAAATGCAGTGAATGCGAAGTTGAGAGGGATTTTAAGAACTTGAAGTTTCGTTTTTTCTTTCATTTGGTTGATAATATGCGACAATGTTATAAAATTCTCGTTGCAATATAATCCTAAAGTAATTTCTTCTTTTTCCATATATTTTTTTCCACCCCAAGGGAGGTCGTAGAAAATAACATCTTGTTCTAAACTTTTTGCATATTGCAAATAATTTCCTTTTAATAAATTCACTTTATTAGCATTCTTATAAAGATTCACATTATTTTTTAATATTTCAAAATGCAAATCATCTATTTCCACTGCATTTATTTTCTGTATTTGTGGATGCAGTAAAAAACTAATTGTATTTCCTCCACAGCAAGCTGTGCTATCAGTAATATTAATTTTATTTTCTCCAAAGTATTTTGTGATGAGGTTTGAAATGAAGTATGCTTCATTTTTTTTAGTGATGCTATAAAGACCGATATCACTGACACGGATGAGTTCGGGGGATTCATTTGGTTTAGGGAATATTTCACATATTTTCTCAATACTAATATCCGTGCCTACTATAACTTCTTTTGGAATATTTGTGTCTGGTTCTTCTATTGTTTCTAAATCATTGTCGGAGGTATTATTTGTATCGTCATTAATAGAGTTATTAGTAGGTTCTAAAAAATCATTGGCATTCATTTTTTATATATAGTTATGTTTTCTTTATATTATTTTTTTCGCACTAAGAAATAAATGTTTTCAACTGTAAATTCAGTTTGCACTATTGATTCAGTCAGCAACAATTCTCTTGTTTTAGAGGTTATGCCTAACAATCTTCAGGATGGATCACCACAATTTTATTTATTGGATGGTGATAAACCGATAAAATATATTGATTTTTCTAAATTTAATGAAAAGATGAAGGCATCTTTAAGTAAGAATGGGACATTTTACATTACATTTTGTGGGATAAGTAATCGTGATACAAGTGTTCCAGAATATTTGTATTTGGTTTTCAAAGGAAAGGAAGTAAAATATTGCGGAAAAGAAGAATGCAACAGATATTTTCTTGAATTCACTTTCAACAAAAGCGGACAAACTATTGAAAAAGAATTATACAATTTATTCACAGATAATGTTGGTGTTTTTACACAGGCTTATTTGTAAAAATAATTTATTTTTTCCTTATAATGATTTATTATTTCATTTCGGCGTAATTTTAATGATTTTGTTAAAAATCCATTTTCAGTAGTGAGATCATCATTAATGACTAAATATTTTTGTATAGTTTCGGAATGACAATCTGCATTTAAGTTATAGGAATTTATAGCATTTTCTATTTCGAAGTTTGATGTTTGTTTGTTAAAAATAAGAAGAGAGAGGAATTTTTGACTATCACCTACAAGAATGAGATTATTTATGTTTGGTAGTAATATTTTAATTTTATTTTCAATTTTATTTGGATTAATTTTTTTGCCTGTGGAGGTGATAATAAGTTCTTTTTTTCTACCGATTATAAAAAGAAATTCTTTTTCAATAATTCCGCAATCTCCAGTGTGAAGCCATCCTTCAGAGTCTTTAAATTCTGCATTTGCGTCTGGATTATTTTTATAACCGCAGAATTTATTTTTGCAAAGTATTTCTCCATCTGTTGCAATTTTTAGTGATCTGGAATATATTTTACCCACAGATTGTGTCATATTATTTTCCCAATTATTCGCTGAAATTAAACCAGTTTCACTCATTCCATAAATAATGAAAATTTTTATATTATTTTGTAAAAAAGATTGTTCGATTTCTGGGGATAATACCGCCCCAGAACATATGGGCAATCTACATTTTTTAAATTTTTCCCATTCTTTATTTTCATTAATTTTTTCCCATATTCTCGGAACACCAATTAACATTGTTGGTTTAATTAATTCTATGAAATTTAAAAAATTATTTGTGGAATTAGTAATATTATTTTTGGAGAAGTGTATTTCACCTTGATGTAAAAAATGAGGGAATAATATTAAATCGAGATCGAAAACATGTGAGGAAGGTAAGTAAGATATTGTTTTTTCATTTTTCATATCAAATATTTTCACTATTTTTTTGTATTTTCTTTATAAAAATCATAACTTCTCATAACACATTTACTTTTTCCTGTTGTCCCCGAGGTGAAAACATAGTTTATTATATCCGGTTGATCTATTATCGGAACTAAATTATCTGAATTATTGTAAAAAAAATCTTTTATATTTATAATTTTAATAGATTGATATAATGAATCAATTGGTTCGTCATCGAATAAGATTATTAATTTTAATGGAAATAATATGGAGAATGAATTAAGGATATTATAATTTTGGACGCATAGTATTTCAGTTTCAGATGTTTCGATGATATGTTTAATTTCATCTGAACTACTTGTGGGAAATATTCCGGTGTAAATTGAACCAGCCATAATTGTTCCCATTATTGAAATATAATATTTGGGACAGTTGTTAGAAATAATTGCAATAGATTTTTTTTGACAATTATATTCTAATATATTTTTGGCAAAATTGATGGATAATTCATAATAATTTCTCCATGAGTAAATTTCATCTTCACAAATTAAAGCATTCTTTCCAGAATTACTTAATTTTATAAATTCATCTAAAAAATCTTCGCTCATTATTTTAATAATATTTATCAAAATAATATGTTAAACGAAAAATTTTTAATTTCAAATAATAATTATAATATTTTTTTCACAATAAATACCTTTTACTCCTTGTTCTTATTCTTCTTCTTCTTCGCTATTAAATCGTCACCTGGTGACTCTGTCTTCAGTTTTACAACCACACCCATCGCCATCAACTCCTGCAATAATAATTTGGTTGCATATGGAATCTGCACTCTGACAAAATCCGTCTGATTCTTACTCCATAAAGCATTGTAAATACCTTTCTCCTTATTCACCGCTGCCACCATCCCTGTCTCCCTACATATAGACACAAAATACTTATCCGATACATCAAACAATCTCTCCTTCAAAAATTGTACAGTACCGTGTGATAACATTGCATCCCTTTCCATCTCCGAGTCCAATAACTATTGATAAAATAATTATATTTTTTTCATAGAATAAAAATTCATTGATGAATTTTATTTTATTTTTTTTCTTTTATCAAATAGTTATTCTCTACTTCATTTTTATATTCTACTGATGTGGGAATAATAAAACTTAGTAGAGACACTTTCTCAAGTGTGCTAGACTATACCTTAAGCTATCATTAGAGGTTGCTAGCCTCTTCAAGCCCATTCTCATCTAGTCGTTGAACCTTCCCCATAGTCTTGCTTGGCGACCTTAGGGGCTTGGCTGCGGATTGACCCTATCCATTAGCTTTTTACTATACCTCTTGTGGTTAACAAGAGCCATTTAGATATTTCTACCTAAACTTAGTACTAATGTCTT